TCAGTTCCTTTCGCTCTCCTGCCTACAACAAGGCCGTGGGCGGGGCTCCTCTGAGCCAGCACAAGGAATTCACCGCGCTCGACATCGCCTTCGATGGCGTGACCCCTGAGCGAGTCTATGAACGTCTCATCGAGTGGCGCAAGGCAGGCAAGTTTGTCGGAGGTCTGGGGCTTTATCCCTCCTCGGGATTTGTCCACATCGACACACGCGGTCGCAACTCAACCTGGAAAGGAAAGTGATCGATGGCACGCGGACTCTTCATCACTGGCTTCACCGTCGCGGAAGTTCTCGCCATCCAGCAGAAGGCCAAACAACTCCTGCTCGAAGGCAAGACGATCATGAACTGGAACGATGCGGAAACCTCCGTATCGAAGCAGTTCACGATGCCCGTTGACCAAGTGCTAGAGGAATGCGGCTACGCGCTGCGCGTGCTCGACCCAGCCACCTATGGTCGCCCGAAATCCGGGGGCGTATCCTTCATCTCCGGACATCTTGCCAAATGAACCGACTCCAATCCATCGCCAGATCTTTGATTCCACCCATCCTTCTCCCAAAGGCGTGGGGATCACCCTTTGAGGCAGCAAATTGGTCGCCGCGTCGTGGCATTGTGCCTGGAGCTGCACCAACGGATGCCCGCAATGAACTCACGCCCAATGTGCGCTCGGAGCTCGTGCGCAAGTCTCGCTACCTTCACAAGAACAGCGGCTTCATGCGCGAGTTGGTCGCAAACATGGCCATCTACTCGACCGGGGACGGTATCCGTGTGCAGGCCCAATCTGCCAAGCCCGAGTGGAACCGTCAGGCCGAAGCCTACTTTTTACTCTGGGCTGCTCGCTGCGAAATCACTCGCAGGTTTTCGTTTGAGGAATGCCAGGCACTCGTCTGCCGAGGTGTGGACATCGATGGGGAATACTTCATCCACAAAACTCGCGACTCGGATGGTGAGCCAAAAATCCAATTGATTGAGTCTCACCGGATTGGCGACGCGTTCGGATCAAAACAAACCATCGACGGTGTTGGGATCGACGCCTGGGGAGCACCCATATTTTATAGAGTTCTGGAAGATGATGGAAATACCCGAGATATTTCCGCTTCGTCGATCTTACATATCCACGAGCCAGAGTGGGCCGGGGGCGTTAGGTCGCATCCAACCATCCAGCACTCAATCAATCATGTCCTCGATGAAATCGAATTGCTAGCCTTGGAGAAACATGCCGTGAAAGACAATGCCGACGTATCGCGGATTCTGAAAACGGCACGAGGTGAAATCGACGATAATGGCGACTTCGTAGTCGGTGGCTCTGTGGGCGCTGGTGAGCCGAGTGATCCCGTCACTCTCCAGCGGATTGTCGGTGGAAAGCTCGTGGCATTGAAGCCCGACGAATCCCTGGAGAGCTTCCAATCGAATCGACCATCTCCTACGTTCACCGGCTTTCTCGAACACCTACGACGCGATTCCGCACTCGGTGTGATCCCATTTGAGTTCGCTGCGGATTCGAGCAAAGTCGGTGGGGCAGGTGTGCGATTGATCGTAGCCAAAGCAGATCGGAGATTCTCGTTTCGCCAAATGATTCTCGAACGTCGTCTGATCAAGCCGGTGTGGATCTATGTGATCGGTGATGCGATTGCCCGCGGACTCTTGCCGCCTATTGCGGAATGGTGGAAGATTTCCTCCGTGCCTCCGAAGCGGGTCACTGTAGACGCCGGACGCGAAGCCCAACAGAACCGCGCGGATGTGGAAATGGGTCTGAAAACCCTCTCCGATCACTTCCAGGAACTCGGAGCAGATTTTGGCGAGGAAATCGAGCGCCGTGCGAGTGATGCGAAACTCATCATTGAGACTGCCGAAAAATACGGTGTCCCCGTTGAGATGCTTTGGAAGCCAAGTGGCTCAGCGTTGACACCACCAGCCGGGCGTGAACCCGGTTCTTCAACATCGCGAGTGGCTCATTCAACCTGATGCACTGCAAACAATCTCTGCCGCCTTTCAAGAACAGGCAGACCGTGGGGGATTTCTCTCGAAGCAAGCTCCGCAAAATTCTCTCCTCTCCATCGACGATGGCATTGGTGTCGTGGCCATCGAAGGCCCGATTCTCCGCAAGCCTGATCTGTTCGCTCGTGTGTTCTTCGGCGCGACCAGTTCCGAAGAAATCGCGGACGCACTGCATGAGGTAGAGGGTCGCGAGGACATCAAGGCAGTTTTCCTCAACATCGACTCTCCAGGCGGCACTGTGGCCGGCACTCCTGAGCTCGCCAATGCGGTGGCACGGCTCGATAAGAAGAAACCAGTCTATGCATTTTCCTCGGGTCTGATGTGTTCGGCTGCCTACTGGATCGCGAGCCAAGCACGCGCCGTCTATGTCACACCATCCGCACAAGTGGGATCGATTGGAGTGGTGCAAACAGTGATCGACAGCAGCGCGGCACTCGAAAACCGAGGCATCAAGGTTGAGGTCTTTTCCGTGGGCAAATACAAGGCGATGGGCGCGCCCGGCACTCCACTCACCGATGAACAACGCGAACTGATTTCCTCGAACCTTGCTGAGATCGCTGGTGAGTTCCACGCGGCAGTTCTCGCAAAAGGTCGAGCCATTCCCACGGAAGCTATGGAAGGCCAGACCTTCAGCGGCAAACAAGCGCAACGTCACAACCTCGCCGGAATGGTATCGGACAGGTCTGAAGCCATGCGGCGTCTTCGTGTCTATCACTCTTCGTCGGTTGACACCGGATCACTGGCAATGGACACGCCCATCGAAGACGAACTCGCCCAAGCCCGCACTGAACTCGCTGATCTCAATCGGGACTACCAAGCTCAGACTCAACTCCTTGCAGAGGAATCAGCCGCCGTATGCACACTGCGCGGCGAAGTGGAAGCCCTCAGCGCACAACTCGAAACGCTCACCAACGAGCGAGACGCAGCTGCCGAGCAGGCAACTAGCCTGCAATCCCGCATCACCGAACTGGAAGCATCACAGATTGATTTCGATCGTCGCGTCCAGACCGAAGTGGCCCGCATCGCCACAGCGACAGGCACAAACCTTCCTGCTCGCGTCACCCCAGCCGGTGACAGTCAGGCACTCGGGACGCCTGCAAGCTACGACCAACTTGTCACCGAATACGACCGCCTCGTTTCAGCACGCAAACCGGAAGAGGCCGCCTCCTTCTTTCAAAGTCACCTCAAACCATTCTTCAACCGCTAAGCCGCCATGCCCAATACCAACGCCACAGTCAATTCCGCCATCATCGCCCAAACCGCGCTGACCACCCTCCTCGCACGTTTCCCTGTGCTCAACCAGATCGCTACCGACTTCTCATCGGCGAGCGTGAAGTTCAACCAAGACATCATCACCCACATCGTAACTCCTACGGTGGCCAAGGATTTCAACCAGACCACAGGCTACGTTCCAGACGATCAGGCCCAGGTTGATGTTCCTGTGAAGATCAACAAGCACGCCTATGCAGGCTACTCCATCACCGACGTCGAGCGATCCACAAGCCAGATCGACCTCAACCAACGCTACGCCGACAAGGTCGCTTACGCGCTCGGTCGCAAGGTGAGTGACGACCTGATGGCGCTGATCGTGAATGCAAACTTCACCAACAAGACAGATATCGCGGCAGCCAGCTTCGGTCGCAACGCCGTGGTGGACATCAGCACCAAACTCAACAAGCGCTTCATCCCAGACATGGGCCGCTTCATGTTCGTCAACTCGGACTACTACAACGCGTTGCAAAAGGACGAAGCTCTCTACAAAGCCTTCATCACTCCTGCGGCCTCCAACGTGGTGGTCACTGGAATGCTGCCCGACGTGAACGGCTTCACTGTGATCGAATACTCGGCTCTTCCCGAGAATGGTGAGCGATTGGTCGGATTTGCCGGTATTCGCGAGTCGCTCATCATGGCCGCGCGTGTGCCCGATGTTCCCGCTAACACCGGCGACACCGTCATCCGCGTGGTCACCGATCCACGCACCGGCCTCTCGATGCAAGTGCGTGACCGCTACGATGGTCGCCTCGGCAAGCAGGAGGTGAGCTTCACCTTGATGTATGGCTTCGCCCCCGGCAACAAGCCGATGATGGAGCGCATCATCCGCCCGGTGTAAGATGACAGCTTTGGTTCGTGGATGCCCTCTCTCTGGAAACGGAGAGGGGGTTTTTGTGACAATCCTGCCAAAAAGTTGCGTCATCTGATTTTTTGCTTGCCTAGATCGTTACTATTTTGGTTACAAGTTCGGTGGCAAAGCTTTTATTCCACTACACCAGTGAAAACTTTATTCCTCATTTCTCTCGTCGTCAGCCTCATCGCTTCACCATTGAGTGCTCAAATTGACTCAGGCGGCGGTAAAGCTCAGGTCGGCAGCCTGACCAATCACGGCTCAATAGTCGGCACTGTTGCCTTGGGAACTCTGCAGGCTGGCGCGGTGACAAATCACTCTGGCTTGATCGAGGTGCTCTATGTCGCGTCCTTCATAGCAGAACCTGACCTAAGAAGCAATCACTCAGTTCGTCGAGCAGGCTTCTGTAGACATCTTGCTTCGTGAGGTCGAGAACCTTTAGGAACTTCCAACATAATACAGCTACCGATTGCAGAAAAACTTCCGAAACCTAAAAATGCATCTGATGAACCCGTTCACCCATTCACTTGCCCGCTTCTTTCTTATCTTCTTTTGCGGAGCTATTAACGCCTGGAGCCAGGTCACCATCGACCCACCGACCCGCTCCTTCACCAAGGATGGCGGCGGAGGATCCATCCTTACCGCCGGCACGGGCACTTGGACTGCCACCAAGACTGCATCTTGGATCAATATCACCCCGCGAACCACCGGATCCGCAGGCACCTCATGCATATACGTCGTTAGTTCGAACTTCTCCGCAGATACGCGACAGGGGACGATTACCATCAACGACAAGGTACACACCGTCACCCAAACCGGCTACGCCGCGACGCTAACCCCTACCAGCGCGACAATTAATCTGACAGGCGGTGCCCGTTCGGTCAGCATCTCAACATCCGCAGGCGTTTCGTGGACGGCAGTTTCCAGGGTACCGTGGATCACTGTCGGCACGCCATCCGGCGTCGGCAGCGGCACGGTCAACTACTCGGTTGCCTCATACACGGGCGTCACGACGCGCACTGGCACCTTGATCATTGGCAACCAGACATTCACAGTCTCCCAGACAGGGGCGGATGTGAACCTTTCTCCGACCAGCGTAGTAAAGGACTATGGCTCAGATATTGTAATGCTTCAGGTTTCCGCGCTATCCACTACGAATTGGACTGCCACCTCTACCGCATCCTGGATTTCCGTAGTGGATTCTGGAAATGGATTCGGCGACTCGACGGTGACTCTTGGAATCGGTACCAATCCCAGTTTTCTTGAACGAACCGGAAGCGTTCAAATCGGATCGGCTACTTTTACCATTCGCCAGAGCGGCACATCAAATCCCATCATCGACATTCTGCCGAAAGAAGCCACGGCTGAACCTACCGGAGCCTATGGAAATATCGCCGTGGTCGCGACACCGGATGCTCCATGGACCGCCGAAAGTCTCTCCCCATGGATTATCGCTTCGGACCTCACAGGGGCAGGAAACGGAAACATTAGCTATGTCGCTTCCGCTAATCCGACTCTCAGCCCGCGCACAGGTAAGGTTCGTGTTTATGCCCCTGTGGCATTGCCGAACGTGGACCTGACCTTGGGCCTTCTTTGCCATGTGCCGACTGGCGACACCGACGTCAGCGGCTGGTTGCGGCATCTGTCCGGGGCCATTGAAACCCGCTTGGACGGATCGTTCTACCGCAATCTGACTGGTACCGATTTTGTCCTTGATCAGGATGCCGCGACCATTGCCTTCCGCTTCAGGGTCGAGACTGTAGGAGCTATTCATCGTCTTTTCAGCCACAATGCTAACTCCCGCAACGTAGCAATTTACGTCAATTCAAGCAACCGCTTGGTCTTCCAGTCCGGCACAAGCGTTCTTACTTCTGATTTCACGATTGAGGAAGCCAAAGAATACCATGTTGTGGTCACGGCATCGCCATCTAACGCCATCAAGCTCTATGCTGGGGAAGTCGGTGGGACAATCCGACTTGCAGGTTCCTCAAATCTTACGACATCTCCTTTTCCCTTAAGCGCTGCTACTAGTCCCTCAGCATTCAAGCTCGGTTACGCTGATCTACCTTCCTCGGGCTACCTCAACGGTGGAGTGATCAAAGATCTGCGTGTTTACGGGCGGGTTCTCAGCGATGACGAAGTCACAGAGCTCTTTACATTAGCGCTGTCCTCAAACCCCTATGGATCTATTGAGCTGCCTGCACTTAATCCCGTTTCATTCTACAATCTTCGTGGGCAGTCAATCCCAGGACATTCACTCCCATTATCACCCAGCAATGCACAATCCTACAGCATTACCGGTGCTGTCTCTGCAACAACAACCGATTGGGCGCAAGTAGTATATGCGAACTATTCAGTAAATGGAATTCTCATGGGCATAGACACAAATTTGGCTGTGCCTGTCACCAGCGCAATGCGACAGGATGGATACAGTTGGTATTATTCCGGATCGCAAACAATTTTTGTGCGCGCGCATTATATCTACGAAGATGGCACTACATACACTTGCCCGGACCAAAGCGTATCGGTATACAAGCCAGATGGGCATTTTTCGTCAAATCAGCTTTTCAGCAATAGCCAAACTCTAATATTTGCCAATCCGTATACTTCGAAATGGATTAAAAGCATTGCTGTTTATTCCAAATATGAAAGAGGTGGCACTGTAAAAAATCCGAGTAATTCCATTGGTGGAATATCGCTTAATTTGCCTGTCTTAGATGAGCGTAATTTTTCAGGCATAGTAGAATGGGGAGAAGCAAAAGACCGTTTCCAAGGAAATCAGAGAGCATTAGAAAGTCCGGGTACCGGTGAGTTTCGAATTTGGTCGCACCAGAAATCATTTACCCAAAATAGCGCTAGCTATAGTTTTTGGATCCGTCTTGAATCTTTACCTCAAGCTGGTTCTGTTTCTCGCCTTTTCAGGCGTTCTGGCGTGGTAGGTGACGCCTTGGATGTAGGTGTTGATGAGTTAGGCGACATAATTTTATCCACCGGGACTAGGATTGCTGCGGGATTGAAATCCAAGCAGTGGCAAATGCTCACATTGTCAGCAGCTTTTGGATCAAATCTTCAGATTTATGTAGATGGTGAAGAAGTCGGCAACACAAATGCAGTATCCTCATACAATTTTGGTTCATCAAATAGTATTCCAACTTGGATGAGAATCGGTGGGTGGAATGGATCCTTGGGAAACATCGCATTCTATGACGGGGCGCTCACTTCGCTTCAGGTCAAATCCATTTACGACAACGAGAAAGCAATTTTCCTCGATCACAACGTCACGCAAGGAGTCGTAGAACCAAGCATAGCCCCAACTAGTGCGACGATCGCCGCGAGCGGAGGGACGGCCACCACGCAACTGATCCTGGCCTCAAATGTGAACTGGACGGCGGCATCGTCTGCGGAATGGTTGCAAATTACGGCTGGGACAAGTGGCGCGGGATCAGCCGCAGTAACGGTATCCGCAGGTGCAAACCCAAGCGTGACATCGCGCACGGGGCAGGTGACGGTCGCCGGTAAAACTTTCACCGTCACTCAGAATGGTACACCTGCCACAGTGACCACGCCAATGACTATTTTGGGCGCCGATGGTGGTGGTGCTTGGGTAGATGTCGTCGTGGGAGGAAGTGCATCATGGACATCTGCCAGCAACGCCAGCTGGCTGACCGTCGCGCTCGGCGAAACAGGCAACGGAACCGGAAATGTCTTCATCATTGCAGATCCCTACACCGACACGTCCAGGTCCCGAACTGGAACTGTGACAATAGCTGGTCAGACGATTTACTTCACTCAACGTGGCTACGACCTAAGCATCAACCCACAAGTATCCCAAATCGGCAGTAACGCCGGCGCTGGAGCTTTCGGAGTCTCTGCTCCGCTAAGCGCAATTTGGCAAGCCATTGTCACGCAACCATGGATCACGATTAACGGCGGGCCTACTGGCATCGGCAATGGAACGCTTCGTTATTCAGTGGCGGCCAATACCACAGGCCAAACCAGAACCGGAAAAATCATCGTTTCCGGCGTGGAATATACCATCACCCAAACTACCAGTCTTTTCCTCACCACGGCGAGTTCCGGCGGAGGATCGGTTTCCGGTGCAGGGTCGTACAACACCAACGCCGTCGCACCTGTAACTGCAACGCCAGCGGGGGGCTATGTCTTCTCGCACTGGTCGGGTGATGCAGTTGGGAGTGCGAATCCGCTGCAACTCAACATGGATACAAGCAAAAGTGTCACGGCAAACTTCATACCTGCAGCAGCCGCAGCATCCATCTCAGCGGTAGCAGTACAGGGTGTCATTAATAATCCTAACCCTCACGGCCTCTATACCCCAGACCAAATGCATACGATTGCACTAGGGAGTCCTGTCCTCAGACGTAACACAAGCACCGGCAAATTCACTCTTAACCTCGGCATCAAAAAGAGCACCAACCTCAAACAGTGGTTCGATCTACCCATTACAGGCTCCAATGTTTCCGTGAATAGTAACAATGTGCGAGTCGAATTCACTTCCCCGGAGGGAGCTGCGTTCTACCGTGTTGTAGGAAATGAGTAACATTAATAATTACTCGCATGACAAATATAGTGATTATTGAAGATTCCAGCCTCGGTGATTGCGAAGCGACGATTGCTGAAGAAACGTGGAAATGCATTAAGTCTAGCAAAGGCGCTTCGGCTTTTGCTCAGCATAGCAACCAAGTTCTCGTCGGCGAGCTTTTTCAGGGGCCCACATATCAACTGAAAATCCAATCTGAGGGACACGCATTGAATGAGCTCCGCGTGAGTTCTTGGGTAAAGAAGACGTTCTACGGTCAAATCACTTCGGTATTAATAGGACAATGTCTAAAATGAGATTTGGAATCGAAATTTTCTAAAAATAGAATCGTTCCTATAGCTTATATATTGAGAAATTGCATTCTTTGATTTCATCAGATTTTGTATCACCCTCTCTCGGGAAATCGGGAGAGGGTGTTTCATTTTTGACAGCGCAGCATTGGCATGAGTCTCGAATCCGACATCCTCAGCGACCTGCAGCAACTTCTCCACGAGCATGGAGTGAAGGCGCAGTGGAACGGCATCAACCTGCTTGTGCTGGTCAGTCGCAATCGCAACGAGCAGCAACTCGATATTGGTGGCTTTGTGGATGCGCCGGATCTCAGCCTGCGTGTGCCAAAGCTCGCATTTCCTGCTGCATTGCCGAAGCTCGGGGAACGCATGGAGGTGGATGGTGCCGTCTATCGCATCACACGCGTGAGCAGCCATCCTCGATCCCCATTACTCACCCTTAGTCTTTCCACCACCGATGAGTGACGTACGTATCACAGCCAAACTCGACGGCACGGCGGATGTGGTGCGCTTGCTGCGACGTCATCCAGAAAAAATTGGACGCACAGTGGAGTCACTCGTGAAGCAGGAGGCGCGTGGGCTATCGGTGGAGCTCGCTCGCAACACACGTCCGTTTGGGTTTTCTGACAAAGCCCGCAAGATCGGTGAGGATGCCGTGGCCAGAGACATCGCGGGTGTATTCGCGTTGCCTTCTGATGCCTACGAAGAGCTTCGCAAGTCTGACCCGCAGTCAGCCGACCGATATTGGGCCAACATCCAGAATCGACGATTCAAACGCGCAGAAAACAATCTTCGCCAATCGAGTAGCGGATGGAATGACCTTGCCGTGGGACGTCTCGACCCGAACCTGCATCAGTGGGGACAACTCGGTGCTGAGAAGCCCAAGCAAATCGTCACCAGTCCCAAGGCACGCGAGACATACATCACCAAGATTCAGAAGCGTGTCGGCTTTGCGAAAGGCTCATGGATCAATGCGGGCAAATCGATTGGTGGCAGGATTCGTGGAGCGGTGCAGTGGGCAACCCGTCACAAGACGGCTCCGGGCACTGCGGTGATCAAGACTGGCGACAAGGCCTCGGTTACGCTGGTGAACAAGCTCGACTACATCGATGATGTGACCACCTACAAGACCGTGAGTCTCGCATTGGAAGTTGCAGCGGGACGACTGCGCAAAGCACTCGCTACCTCGCTACGCAAAATCAATGACCGCGCAAATCGAGCACTGGGTCGTCGCGCTGGTTGACGACTGCATCCTAGCAAGATGCCTAACTTGATCGAAGATCGCTTATCGTCATTGCTTGCCGAGTGGATGACCAGTCACCGTCCTGCGGAAATCCCCGAGTCCGTTCCCTTCCATGTCGCTCGCCGTGATGACATCCGCACACGCCCCTGCGTGGTTCTCAATCCCACGGAATCCAAGCCCATCACCGGCATGCCACACACCGCTCGCGTGAAACTTGACGTTCACTTGTTTTCCCAGGTGGATGATACCTCTGCCGAGGATCACGCACTGTGGGCGGGCAAGTTGGTATTGCTCATGCGCGACAAGGCAACCATGCAACAGGATCTCGATTCCGAATCGTTTTGCCTCCATGACCTGATCGAGCGCGAAAGTGTGACAACGCCCGACGAATCTCGTGGTCGGGAAACCGTGCTGAGCTACGAGGCCGTGATCTCTGCCGTTTGATGCAGTTGACATCAAGACCGCAGCAAATGTCTGCGACTTTCATCGGCACTACTGGTAACTGGGGCATCCCGAACGATCAAGCGGGGATCCTCATTACCGACCTCTCCTTCGACTACTCCAACCAGGAAAAACCTGTGCTCAACAAGAGCGGAGAAATCATCGGCCTCTCGCTCTACCAGGAGAAAGTCGAAATCAAACTCTCGGGACTGGTGGCCAAGACCTCGTCGTTCAGTGGCAAGATCGGAGCTGCACTTGCTCTCGCCAATGCCATCCCAGCACACCTGCAACAGACGGGTGGCATGACGGTTCTGATGCAAGTCAGCCGCAGTCTCAACAATGAGGACTTCGAGAAAATCGACCTCACCGCAACCCACTATCCATTCCTTGCCGCTGTTGGTGGTGCTTGATCCTAACCTCCACGAGATCCCTCTATGAACGCCGTATCCCATCTTTCCTCCACCGCTACCAGCAACACCTGCCTTGCCGCTGCATTGACGGCAGTCGGTATCCCGCTTGCCGAGAAGCCATTCGTGCGCATAGTTGGTGACGGCATTCGTGGGGAACGCACGGTCTGGTTCTTCGAGCCTCAAAGCCATTGCGGCAAATTTGATACCAAGGCACTCATCGAGGCATGGCACAATGACGCTTGGCATCTCGCAAACTCAGAGCATCCATTCGCCTACATCAAGTGCGCACTGCTCAATCGCGCGCGACTGGTAGACAAGGTGAAACAGGACGTGCCACTCGCCTGTGTAAAACGACGGGGCAAGATCGCCTTCATCCCCCTCGATGCCTCACCCTCTGTAGAAGATTTTTACCTACGCCATCTCTAAACTATGAACGATACCGACCGCCAAAAACTACTCTCATCCGCCTTTCATGATGTCGAAACCATCGTCGGTGGCCACGCCATGCGCCCGCTCTCGCTGGCCAGTTACGATGTGCTCCTCAGAACTGGCAATCCACTGGTGAAAGGCGAAACGCCCACGGACGGCACACCGGAATTCACCTCGGCAATCATGGGCTTTGTGTTCACCCACTGCGCCCCGTGGCCAGAAGTAGTGCGTGCATCGTTTCACGACCAGGGATTC